ATTAGACCGATGGCGAGAGCTGCAATGACTACTAGTGTTTTCATGGCGTATCTGGGAATTCGGCGGTTGGGCCTTCGGTCCATGTGGCTGGGAAGTCTCGCAAGGCTTGGCGGTAGGTTTTCCATGCTTCACGGTCACAAGTCGCGTCTGGGAGTTGAGTCCAGTCGGAGTCTTTGAGCAGTTGATCTCGAATCATTCGCATAATTTTTAAGTTATCGTTTTCATCGTTTTCTAGTTGATAGATCATGCTGGGCCTATGTCCTCTACAAGTATGAAAGCAGTACGGGTTGAATCACGAATTAGGGCTGGCGCGCCTGTTGTAACACTGACTTTCGCGCAACCGACGACAGTGACTGAACCAGCTGCAAACGTGTTATTACTAATACAGATCATTCCAGCTTGAGTCAGTGTTGCCGCTTCTTTATATTGAATAGTGTTATTCAACACCGTGCCAGTTGCATTAGTTTGTCTAATTGTGAGCGTGGTGTTAGACAAAGGTGTTGCAGTTTGTGCTTGTGGCTCAAAATAAGTGATCTTGTAGTAACGACTTGCGACCGCTGTAAAGGTGGCAGTCATGCCGGTCGCAATAGTTTCAGTTGTCGTTAGGGTGTAAGTAGTCGTTGAAGTTGCCAATGCCATCACGCCACGAGGGAATCGGTTTTGTTGTGCAGCTGTCAAAACAAGTCCAGCGGTGAAGTTCGTGTTCGGGTTGATAGCCATGAATGCTCCTTTACCAGCCGAGGCGACTGGTATCTAAGATACCTAATGTTGATGAGTCAAGTGTGAAGAACTGATAGTAGGTAGCCGGCGAGAAATACACGGTGAAGGTCGTTTGGTCTAGTGAGGCGTTTACTGTGATTCCTTCAATGGCGACGAGAACGGTCGTGTCAGCTGCTGCTCCGGGGACTCGATAGACGAGATCCCAGAGTCTTTTCGCTGATCCTCCTGTCCCGTAGAACGCGATCAGAAAGTTTGTGAGTGCTGTCGTGTCTTGTGACAAGTCTTGGAACGTCAGTGACCATGTTTGGGCTTCAGGATCGGCTTGGCTACTTGATAGCCATTCTGCAAGTCCAAGAGCTTGAGTCGTATCAAAGTCCACTGTTGAGACTGACTGCTGAGCGTTGCCGTATGCAGCGAGTGAGGTTGAGTTTGTGGCGGTCTGTGCAGCGAGTCCGTTTGGAGTTACGGTCACGTTATTCATGAAGTTCAGGCCTGCTTTATCGTGACCGAACGCGAAGTATGAGATCGCTGTACTGCTTGCAGCGTTTCGAGTGAAGCTCATCCCAGAGACCGATGAGGAGACTGAAGATCTGGGAATCATGTTTGTTTGGGCTTGATAGAAGTTGAGCAGTCCTTTCTCGGTCGCGTCAATCAAGTTCAGATAGTTCAGCATTGAGCCCGAGTAGGTGATTCCTGCAGCTGTAGATGATCCTGCTCCGGAACCTTGCAAGTCGCCGATCTGGTAGGGAGCTGTACGCCACAGAGTCTGAAGCTGAGTGATAGTTGCTGCTTGAGCGAGAGTGACGCTTGAGACGACATTGCGACCGTTACGGGCGAGCACATCTACGAGGGCGACTGTGATCGTGGAGAGTCCAGTGTTGCCGGGGTAATCGTTGAAGTTGATGTCTTGGAGCCAGAAGTACTGTGCCTCTCCCGAGTCGGCGTCAAAGATATACCAGACCGAATTGAATGTGAAATACTGCGCGACATCGGTCTGATTCTTCAAGGTGACATTCAGTGTGCCTCCGCTGTACTGATCAAGATAGTTCTGTCGGCCCTGCGAATATGAGAACGAAAGAACGCTTGTACTTACATCAACAAAAGATGGAGAGGACCTACGGAGCGACCAGCTGATCTTCGGCATTACATCGCTCGAGTGTTGATCGGCAACGGTCCAGACTGACGAACGTACTGCTGCAAAATACGGAGAATCTGATTCGGATCTCCGCCATTGACATTCACGTTCACTGTCGTATTACCGCCGATTCCGCCGGCACGATTCAGCGGTATGACTGCTTCTGGTCCTGCCTCGCCGATTAGGGCGACTGTAGGAGACATTACGATTCCGCCAGACGCTAAGCGAGGGAGGCTGACTTCTGGTACTGAGTCAAAGTTGATCCAAGGGCCTGCAGCTTTGTCGATTCCGTCAAGGATGATGTTCAGGCCTTTGATGGCGAAGTTGAGTCCTCGTTCAAGGTTTGAGATGACCGCGTTGATGACTCCCTTGAATGCTCCTCCGACTCCGTCAAAGATCTTCCCTGCAAGATCTTTCAGACCGTCAAAGACTTTGATCACTGAATCTTTGAAGAAGAGGATCGCTGACAATGCGAGTCCGAACGGTCCTGTAATGATCGCGAGGATGAGTTTCCAGTTGTTCGTTACCCATGAGATGATCGCTGAGAAGAAGCCGATGATGTCGTCCTTGAACTTGATGACGACAAGAGCTGCGATACCGAACGGTCCGGTAATGATCGCGAGTAAGAGTTCCCAGTTGTCTTTGATCCAGTTGAAAACAACTTTTACGGCTCCCCACATGATGTCGAAGCCTGCTTTTATGCCGTCGATGGCTTTTCCGAAGATGTCGAATTTGACTTGTAGTGCGATGAGGGCTGCGATGACTGCGAGGATGACGATTGCACCAGTGGCGACCCATAGAGCCGAGAATGATGCTGTCGTGACAGCGTTTACGGCAGCTGTGACCGCTTGGAGTGCGTTCCATGCTGCCATCGCTCCATTCACTAGAAGGACTGCTGTCGCGATTCCTGCGATCACTCCGGCAATGATGACGATCACGGTTTTGTGATCTTGAGCCCAGTCGCCGAATTTCTGCAGAGCTGGGATCAGCTTCATGGCGAGCGGTGCGATGATCGCTCCGATGGACTCCTTAAATTCGCCCATCTGAATTCCGAGTGATTTCATTTTGCCTTGGGTGGTATTTGCTGCAGTTGAAGCTTGACCAGAGAAGGTTTTGCCGAGAGCTGCGAATACTTCGTCGGTACTTGCTCCGCTCTTGATGAGTGCAGCGAGTTCTGGACTCAGTTTCTTCAGTGGTCCTAGTTGCCCGTTGAATGCTTTTGAGAGAGCGTCGGAGACAGCGCTGAGGTCTTTTCCTGTACCGGCAGAGATGTCTAGAGCGAGACCGAGGAGGTCTTGAGCTTTTGTGACGTCTCCAGTGCCTCGAACGAGTTTGTCTAATGCTGGGCGTAGTTCGTCGTCTGCGACTGCTGCAGCTATTGAAGTTTTGGTGATGAAATTCTCTACCGATTTCACTTGATTATCGGTAGCGCCTGCCGAGTTCTCAAGTGTTTTGGCGAGTTTTGCTGCAGCGACTTCGTCCTCTGCGAATGCTTTTACTGACGCGACAGCGACAGCTCCGAGAGCTGCGAGAGCGAGGCCTGCCGGAACTGCTGCTTTCTTGATGGCGAATGCTGCTCTCTCGCCGTTCGTCTCTAACTTCTTGAAGTCAGCGATCGCACGATCTATTCCTTTCGGATTCCATTCACTGACGATCGGGAGGTTGATAGCCACGAGTTATCTCCTCACTATGTTCTGCTCAGCTTTACCCATGACTTCAATCACGATCTGTTCTACTCGGTTCATCGTGTCCTCAAGGTGGCGTTCTCCTCCAGCCCAGACGAAGCGTGATGGGCCTCGTCCAAGTTTTGTCGTGAGTAGTCCTGCAAAGTTTGGTCGTGCTTTCAGAGGGTTCGTGTTGCGCGTCTGGTTCGGTCCTCGTCCAGCCATGTCAGCCATGCTGAGAGGTGCTCCCTTAGCGGTGATCTTTACGACAGCGAGAGACTCGAATTCTGCACCTTGAGCGAGGTTTCTTTTGCGGGCCTTGCGCGTGTCTAGTTTTGCGACGACTTTCTTCTGCTGGTTACCTTGCCATCCAGTGCGACCGTAATTGTTTCGGAAGCCTCGAGTCGGTCCCGTGATCGGGATCGTGTCGCGAATGCCTGTGAGGATCGGATCGCAAGCTGCGACGATGTCTTTTGTGATCTGTCGGCGAAGCATAGGGTCAATCTTGTTGATCTCCTTGAGCGCTTCTTTGAGACCGTAGTAGTCGATCCCTATCTCTGCGCTCATTGTTGCTTCCTCTGCTCGTT